CCTCGGAAGAATACGCAGGCCGTTCGCGAGGCCCCCCTACAAAAGTGCGGCGATAAGTAATCTACGCGCACGCGCGGACAGACGGCAAAAATCACGCGAAAAGGAGGCGGTTTTTGTGGCGAACAGGCAGGAAAAGACAAAGGAACAGCGTATCCGCGCCGAAAAGGCCAGACTCCGGAGGATCTACAAGCTTCTGCCGAAGGAAGCGGCCGGGACCGTCGCGGGCCTCATCGATCAGGCGGCCTTTATGCGCATCGAGTGCGAAGACATGGCGGACGACCTGCGGGAAAACGGCTGGACGGAGAAATTCCAGCAGTCGGAGCGGCTCGAGCCCTATGACCGCGCCCGGCCGATCGGGCAGGCGTACAACTCGACAAACGCGAACTACCAGAAGATCATCAAGCAGCTCACGGCGCTCCTGCCGAAGCCGGACACCGCGCCGAAGCAGGAGGACGACGGCTTTGCAAGCTTTGTCCGGGAGCGTGACGAGCTGTGACGCGCTATCCAGAAACGTACAATCCGATCCTCGAATACTGGGCCGCGATCCAGTCCGGACGTGAAACGGTGAGCCTCAAGGTGCAGAAGACCTACAGACATGTGGTCGCGCAGCTTGAAAACGCGGATTCCGAGTTTTATTATTCCCCGCGCCGGGCAAACCACGTCCTCGAATTTTTTGAAAACTACTGCCACCACTCCAAGGGCAAGGCGGGCGGCCAGCTCGTCAAGCTGGAGCTCTGGGAAAAGGCGCTGCTCGCGACTGTCTTTGGGTTTATCGACATCGAGGGCAACCGCCAGTACCGCGAGGCCATCCTCATCGTCGGCAAGAAAAACGGCAAGTCGCTGCTTGCGTCAGGCGTCGGCCTGTATTTGCAGCTGGCGGACGGCGAAGCAGGCCCGGAAGTCTACGCGGTAGCCACAAAGCGGGACCAGGCGAAGATCATCTGGCAGGAAGCAAAGCGGATGGTGCAGAAATCACCGGCGCTGCGCAAACGGACGCGATGTCTAGTCGGTGAGGTGGACAGCGATTATAACGACGGCGTATTCAAGCCGCTGTCCTCAGACAGCGACACGCTCGACGGCCTCAACATCCACGGGGCCATGATGGACGAGCTCCATCAGTGGAAAAACGGCAGACCGCTGTACGACATCGTTGCCGACGGCGATCAGGCCCGCGCGCAGCCGCTGCGATTCATCACCTCCACAGCCGGCACCATTCGAGAAGACATCTACGACGAAAAATACGAAGAGGCCGAGCGCATCATCAACGGCTACGAAGATCCGGACGGGTACCACGACCCGCGCCGGATCGCGTTTATTTACGAGCTCGACAAGCGCAGCGAGTGGACGGACCCGGGCTGCTGGAAGAAAGCCAACCCCGGCCTCGGGACGATCAAGAGCTACACGGCGCTGAAAGAGCGGGTCGAGCGGGCGGAGAAAAACCCGGCCCTCGTCCGCAACCTCGTCTGCAAGGATTTCAACATCCGCGAGACCTCCAGCGAAGCCTGGCTCAACTTTGAGCAGCTGGACAACCGCGACACCTTCCAGCTCGACAGGGAAAACCGCCGCCTGATCTGGCAGCATTACATGGCGGACGGCAAGACGCAGGAGCGCGTGCTTTCCTACCCGCGATACGGCATCGGCGGAGCGGACCTCTCCAAGACCACTGACCTGACGGCGGCAAAGGTGCTGTTCCAAGTGCCGGAGCTGCCGGAGATCCTGTTTGTGCTGCAGATGTACTGGCTGCCGCAAAACCTTTTGGAAAAGCGCGTCACGGAGGACAAGATCCCCTACGACAAGTGGCATGAGCGCGGGCTGCTCCGCCTGTCCGAGGGCAACAAGATCCGCTATGAGGACGTCAAAACCTGGTTTGTCGAGGTACAGGAAGACCTCGATATTTTCCTGCCGTTCTTCGGCTACGACGCGTGGTCTGCGACCTACTGGGTCGACAGCATGGCGGACTATTTCGGGGCCGAGGCCATGATCGCCGTGCATCAGGGCGTCAAGACCCTGTCCGAGCCCATGAAGCGCTGCGGGAACGACTTGGAATCCAAGCGCATTATTTACAACAACCACCCGATCGACAAGTGGAACCTCGCAAACACCGCCTACGACGAGGACAAAAACGGAAATATCCAGCCGCACAAAACGAGCAAGTCCACGCGCCGCATTGACGGAACGGCGGCCCTGCTCGATGCCTACACGATCTACGATCAGAAGCAGGCGGAATACACCAGTATGCTCTAGGAGTGAGACAATGGGATTTTTTAAAAACCTCCTGACGAATATCACGACCACCAAGCGCGTCTCGACCGTCCAGATGGTGCAGGAGCGCGGAAACGGATTTTACAGCTACAACGGCAAGATGTATCAGTCCGACATCGTCCGCGCCTGCATCCGGCCCAAGATCAAGGCCATCGGCAAGCTGACGGCCAAGCACATCCGGGAGACCATCACCGCCCAGACGCGGAAGATCGCCGTAAATCCGGAGCCGTATATCCGGTTCCTGCTCGAGGAACCGAACCAGTACATGACAGGCCAGCTGCTGCAGGAGAAGCTGGCCGCGCAGCTGGTCCTCAACAACAACGCCTTCGCCGTGATCCTCCGGGATGAAAACGGTCTGCCGAACGCCATCTTTCCGGTCGTGGCCATGCAGGCAGATGCCGTCTATGACGCTGGCGGGAATCTGTACCTGAAATTTTACATGCAGAACGGCAGCGTACTGACGTTTGCCTATGACGACATCATCCACCTGCGCGGGGATTTCTACGAGAACGACATCTTCGGCGACCCCATCGCCCCGGCCATCGTGCCGCTCATGGAGATCGTCACCACGACGGATCAGGGCATCGTCAAGGCCATCCGGAATAGCGCCGTCATCCGCTGGCTTTTGATGTTCGCATCCTCCATGCGCGCGGAGGATATCAAGAAGCGCGCGCAGGACTTTGCCGACAGCTTCCTCAATGTTTCCAACGGCACGGGCGTCGCGGCCGTCGACGCAAAGGCCGAGGCCAAGCAGATCGACCCCAAGGACTACGTCCCGAACGCCGCCCAGATGGATAAGACCACGCAGCGCATCTATGCCCTGTTCAATACCAACCCGCACATCGTCACATCCATTGCGACGGAGGATGAGCAGAACGCCTTTTTTGACGCCGAGATCGAGCCGGTTTTGAAGCAGCTGAGCGGCGAGTACACCCGCAAGCTATTCTCCCGGCGCGAGCGCGGATGCGGGAATCGCATCGTATTCGAGGCCTCCGCGTGGGATTTCGCGTCGACCGCGACCAAGCTCAACCTCCTGCAGCTGGTCGACCGCGGCGCGCTGACGCCGAACGAATGGCGCCGCGCATTCAACCTCGCGCCGGTCGACGGCGGGGACAAGCCGATCCGGCGGCTCGATACGCAGCCGGTCAATCAGAATACCAACCAGAAGGGAGATGAAACCACATGAAGATCAGCATTCGCGGGCCCATCGTATCCAGCAATCAGCACCGCCTCTATCAGTTTTACGGAATGGAGGCGACGAGCCCGAGATCCGTAGCGGACGCGCTTGCCAAGGGAAACGGCGAGCGGGCCGAAGTCGAGATCAATTCCGGCGGCGGAGAGATCTTCGCCGCGAGCGAGATATATACCGCCCTGCGCAACTACGCAGGCGGCGTGATCGTCCGAATCGTCGGACTCGCAGCTTCGGCCGCGTCCATCATCGCCATGGCGGGAGAATCAGAAATGACGCCGACCGGCATGATGATGGTCCACAACGTCCAGACAAAGGCCAGCGGCGATTACCGCCAGATGGAGCACACCGCAGGGACGCTGCGCGACGCCAACCACGCCATCATCTCGGCATACATCGCAAAGACCGGCAGGCCGGAAGCGGAGATCGCCGCCATGATGGACGCAGAAACATGGATCACAGCGGAGCGGGCCGTAGAGCTCGGCCTGGTCGACCGCGTGATGCAGCCGGATAACGGCCAGAAGCCGCTGGCAGCGGATTTTTATTCCGGCATGCTCAGCGAAGACGCGCTCCGGCGCGCAGAGAACTTTTTAAAAAATCAGGCTGCAGAGCCTGATTTTTTTATGCCCGAACGGGCGCAGGCAGAAGCAAAACTGAAATTTTTAAAACTCAAAGGAGAATTGAAATGACGAAGGAAATTTACAACATCCAGCGCCAGAAGCTCATGGACGACGCCCAGAAGCTGCTGGACGAAAGCAAGACAGCAGAGGCGCAGGCCAAGATGAAGGAAGTCGAAGCCCTCGACGCCAAGTTTGAGGAGGAAGCCAAGATCCAGGCGAACCTCAACGCCCTCGCGGGCCAGAAGGTCGCGGCTCCGGCTGCGGCGGCACAGTCCGTCGACCTGTCCGGCCAGAAAAAGGCCGAAGACGTGATCAACCGCTACGACACCCCGGAGTACAAGGTGGCATTTATGAACTACGTGCTAAAGGGCACGCAGATCCCGCAGGAGCTGACCAACGCGGACGCGAACACGAAGACCTCCGACGTCGGCGCGGCCATCCCGACCACGACGCTGCAGAAGATCTACGAGAAGATCGAAGCGACCGGCATGATCCTGCCGCGCGTGACGCACACCTCCTACAAGGGCGGCGTGACCGTCCCGACCAGCTCGGCCAAGCCGACGGCCTCCTGGGTTGCCGAGGGCGCAGGCTCCGACAAGCAGAAGAAGGCGATCGGCTCCATCACGTTTGCCTACCACAAACTGCGCTGCGCGATCTCCATGTCGCTCGAAGTGTCCATCGTAACCTACCCGATGTTTGAAACGCAGTTCGTCGCGAACGTAGCGGAAGCGATGGTAAAGACGGAGGAGCAGTCCGTTATCAGCGGATCCGGCTCCGGCCAGCCGAAGGGCATCACCAAGGAAACCGTCGTGACCGGCCAGAACATCGACATTGCCGCCGCAACGACCGCGCTGACCTACAAGGATCTCACCGCAGCCGAGGCGGCGCTGCCGCAGGCCTACGACGCGGGCGCGGTATGGTGCATGACGAAGAAAACGTTCTTCGAGCAGATCGTCGGCATGGTCGACAGCGACGGTCAGCCTATTGCCCGCACCAACTACGGCATGAACGGAAAGCCCGTTTATTCCCTATTTGGCCGCGAGGTCGTCCTCGTCGGCGATTATCTGCCGTCCTTTGCCGCAAGCGTGACCGCAGACACGATTTTTGCCTTTATCTTCGATTTCAAGGACTACCTCTGGAACGAAAATCTTGGCATGACTTTCCGCCACTACACAGACAACGAGACCGACGACGAGGTCACCGTCGCACTGGCGCTCGTCGACGGTAAGGTCGTCGACAAGAACAGCCTCGTCACGCTGACCAAGAAGAAGGCTTGACGGCGCGAGGCCAACAGGGAGGGATAACCAATGGCTTTGATCAACGTTGCAAAAACCGCCCTGCGGCTGACCACAAACGCCCTTGACGACGAGCTCGCCGACGAGATCGACGCCTGCCTCCTGCGCCTGCACCTTGCGGGCGCGGAGGGGGCGGACGAAGACCCGCTGGTCAAAGACGCCGTCCGAGCCTTCGTCCGCTGGCAGCATGACTTCTGCGGCCGCGGCGACGAATGGAAGACGTGCTTTGAGGAGCTGCGCGACGCGATGGGCCTGTCCGACGACTATTCGCCGGGCGCCGAGGGAGGGGGCGCGTGCTGTGATCTTTGACACCCAGATCACGCTGCGCCTGCTGTCCTACCCCATCGTGAGCGGGCAGACCACCGAAAAGCTCGAACGCGAGACAACCGTCTGGGCCGCCCGCAAGTCCGTCAACCGCGCCGAGTATTACCAGGCCGCACAGGCCGGCAAGCGCACCGACGCGATCTTCCGCATGCACAGCGCGGAATACGGCGGCGAGCAGCAGCTCACCTGCGGCTCGGACGTCTTTGACGTCATCCGCAGCTACGGCGCGGAGACGGAAGAGGTAGAGCTGACCTGCAAACGGAGGGACGGCGCATGACGATCTATGAGGCGCTGGCAGACCTGGGCGTCCCGGTCTGCCACCCGCCGTACAAGGGCGGAAAAGAAACCTACATCACCTATCAGTTGCTCGGCCAGTCCGGCCAGATCTACGCCGAGGGCGGCGAGGCCGAGACCGGCGTGCAGTACGCCGTTTCCATCTTTGCCGAGGGCTTTGCCGCCGGGCTTTTAAAGCGCGTAAAGGCCGCGCTGGAGGCCGCAGGCTACATTGCTACCGTCGACATGGAGACCTACGACAAGGAGACGGGCCGCACGCAGATCGCGCTCATCGCCGAAACGGAGGGCGCGGCCTATGGCTAACATCTCCATCACCGGTGTCGACGAGCTCATGGCCACGCTCCAGAAAGCGAATGTTTTTGATGAGGACATGCAGCAGGAGCTCCTGTACGCCGCCGGGGATATCATCGTCGAGGAACTGCAAAAAATGGTAAAGGCGAGCGGGTTTCAGACCGAGGCATATGCATCCAGCGTGAAATACCGCAAAACCATCAAACGCGACAAAAACGGAGACCCGTACATCTCCATCACCGCAGTCGGCAAAAACGAGCACGGAACGCGCAGGGCGACCGTGCTTTTTGTTTTGAATTACGGCCGCGCGAAGGAGTACGGGCAGATCACAGGAACTTATTTTTGGACAAAGGGCGTCAGGAACGCGCAGAAGCGCGTAAACGCGGAGCTCGAAAAGATCCTTACACAAAAGCTGAAAGAAAGGGGCCTATTGTAAATGCCTAGTTTTGACTTACGCGGCATCCGGGCGGGAAAGTATAAAAACACGTCCGGCACCGTGACCTACACAGAGCCGACCGACGTCGGCGACGCCATGAGCGCGCAGCTGGAACTCAAGTTCGCCGAGGGCCGCCTGTACGCAGAATCCAAGCTTGCCGAGTATATCAAGCTTGCCACCGGCGGCACGATCTCGCTGGCTGTCAAGTACATCAAAAGGGCCGCACAGGCCATGCTCTACGGCTGCACATCCGATACGAGCAAGGAAAATCTGAAATTCTCGGCAAAAGACATCGCGAACTATGTCGGCGTCGGCTTTTACGCGCCGGATAAGATCGACGGCGTGACCAAATACACCTGCATCTGGGTGCCGAAAGCGCTGTTCGGCCCGCCCTCGATGAGCTATCAGACCAAGGGCGAGAACATCCAGTTCAACACGCCGACCACGACCGGAGAATTCCTCGCGGACGATTCGACCGACGAGCTGCTGCTCGAGACCGAGACCGTCGACACCGCGGCGGAGGCCGTTGCCTGGATCAAGGGAAAGTTGGGTGAGACCTGATGGAGACGACCAAGCTCAACACCGTCGACTATGAACTTGAGGGCCGGGTCTACCGGCTCTCCTGCAACATGAACGTCCTTGCCGACGTGCAGGACGAATACGACGGCAATCTGCTGCGCGCGCTGAATACGGTGCACGGCCTCAAAAGCACGCTGGCCTTCCTGGCCGCCATGCTGACCGACGCCGCAGACACGCAGGGCATCACCGACGAAAACGGCCTTCCGCTGCGCTTTACGAGCAAGCAGCTGGGCCGGAAGCTCACCATGCACCAGACGCTTGAGGCCGGGACGCGGATCTATCCGCTGATCCAGGCCGCAGTCACGCCGCCGGAGGAAGAACTCGGTGAAAAAACGTCGGAAGACGAAAAAAACTGACACCGCCGGGGAAACCGAAGCAGCTGGGCTTTGATTTCCCCGGCTTCCTCGCAATCTGGCTCTTCCGGCTGCATCTGCCGGAGCGGGATTTCTGGAAGACCATGAGCCCGCGCCGCCTGACGCTCCTGCTGGACGCGCTGGAGCCGCCCAAAAAGCCGGAAGCGCCGCAGAGCCTCTCGGCCTACATCAACGGAGGCACGTAATATGCCAAATATCAACACAAAATTTACGCTTTCGGGCGAAAAAGAATACAAGCAGGCAATTTCCGAGATCGGCAGCGGCATGAAGGTGCTGGACGCCGAAATGCGGAAAGTAACGTCTGCGTATGGGAAAAATGCAGACAGCGCAAAGCTGCTAGGGCAACAGAATGACATCCTGCAACGGCAGATCTATTCGCAAACAGAAAAGATCCGCTATATGCAAGAGGCTCTGAAAAATTCCGTAAAAAAAACGGGAGAATCCAGCAAAGCTACAATGGCGTGGAAGGCCAGCCTGCAAAACGCAACAGCGAAACTGAACGATCTCAATAACCAGATGCGCGAAAATGAAAAGCGCATGGAAGGTGAAAAAGAACAAAAATACCGCAAAAATATCGAACGGCTCAGCGCAAGCATGGACGTGCTGGACGCCGAGATGCGGAAGGTATCGGCAAAATATGCGGATAACGCAGAATCAGCAGAACTTTCGGCGGCGAAAACGGACCTGCTAACCCAAAAAATAAGCCTGCAGTATGACAAAATCGATAACCTGAAAGCTGCGCTCGAAGAAGCTGCAGAAAATTACGGATCAAACGCAGTGGAAACGCTGCGCTGGGAAAAAGAACTCAATAACGCGGAAGCCGAGCTTTACAAGCTGAACGGCCAGCTGAAAAACAACACAGAGCAGGTAGAAGACACGACCACCGCAACCGAGGACGCCGGGCAGAGCATGGGCAACCTCGGCGACGTGGTGAACGGCCTGACGTCCAAGCTTGGCATCCAGCTGCCGGACAGCATGAAGCAGTCCATGAACGCCATGGGAAGTCTGGACGCCTCGTCGCTGGCGCTAGCGGGCGGCTTTGCCGCCGTCGCGACGGCCATCGTCAAGGCGGAAAAGGCGCTGATCTCCATGACGAAGGAAGCAGCCTCGAATGCAGACGATCTGCTCACGCTCGCCTCCGTGACCGGCATGACGACCGACTCCGTGCAGGAGCTCAATTACATGGCGGACCTCACGGACGTCTCCATGGACCGCATCAAGGACAGCCTCAAGGAGACCACCAACAAAATGCAGGAGGCCGCAGCGGGCACCGGCGACGCCTATGATGCGTACCAGCGTCTGGGCGTAGAGATCACCAACGCCGACGGCAGCCTCCGCAGCGCGCAGGACGTCTTTTACGACACCATCGACGCGCTCGGTGAGATCAAAAACCAGACCGAGCGGGACGCGCTGGCCATGGACCTCATGTCTGAGTCCGCGCAGGAGCTCAATCCGCTCATCGACCTCGGCGGCGAAAAAATGCGGGCTTACGCGCAGGAAGCGCATGATATGGGCTATGTCCTTGACAACGACGCGCTCAAATCCCTGCAGGGCGTCGACGACGCCTATTCTCGCCTGCAAAATACGCAGGAGGGCGTCAAGAATCAGCTGGCCGCAGAGTTCGCGCCATATTTGGAAGAATTCTACGGCGACCTCACCAGCGGGATCAAGACGATCGGCAGCACTCTGCAGCAGTCCGGGCTTGTCGACGCCTTCGGCATGCTGCTCGAAACGGCGGGCGATATCATCGCGCCGATGGATACCCTGTCCAACGATAAGGTCCCGGCGCTGACAAGAGCGCTGCGGCCACTTGCAGAGATTATGGCAGCCATCGCGGACGCAGGGGACTTTGTATCCGGCCTGCTGTCGCTCGATTTTAACAAGGTCGGAACGGCGCTCGGCCTGAATTACGGCAAGGGCCAGATGTCGAATGTACAGAAGCTCAATACCAAGTGGATGCAGCAGGATACGAACCGCGCGACCGCTGCGAACGGCTACGGCAGCTACTTCGACACCGACACCGGCAAAGCCTACGGCAATATGGAGGCCTACGCCAACGCGCAGTATGAAGCGCTCGTGCGAGCGGGAGACAGCTCCATCCTCGGCAAGTCGCAGGATTTGTGGGTGCAGGAATATCTCAAAAAGCTGCGCGGCAACGCCGCCGGCACGGACAACTGGGCGGGCGGCTGGACGCGGGTGAACGAGAATGGCCTTGAGCGGATCTATCTCCCCTCCGGATCGCGCATCCAGACGGCCAGCGAGACCCGCTACACCTCCGGCGATACCTACAACACCACCGTCTACGTCGACCACGTCGAAGACCTCGACACCATCCTCCGCATCGCCAAAAACGCACGCATCACAACCAGAATGGGGGCGAAGTAAATGCCGACGTTTACAGTACAGGCAAGCGGCTCGACAGCAGTTGCAAAAAATCACCCGAACACCAACTATTCGGATCTTACACAGTACAAATTCTTCGTAGAGCCGTTTACAGGAGACGCGGGAAACATTAAGCGAGGGGATAACGTATATATCAACTTCCCTGTGCCGGGCGACACATACAAGTTCAAACGAGTAACAAAAGTAACGCTTGCATTTTATGCACAGCCAACAGCAGAAAGCGAAGCTACATACAAGGGGATTTGGACATATGTAAATGCGTTGGCGAGTCAATTTGATGCGGATGCAATGACATATGCGACAAGGCCTGAGATATACCAGACCTTCACAGGGGTCTCGGAGCAAGCAAACGGAAACTGGACGGCTCTGAATGAAATCATACAGCTAAATGCAGTTTTTGACCTGAAAAATTACAAATCAAAAAAAGAAGAACTGCAGCAAGGAATAAGAAATGGCTTTGTGGTCGCGCTTCGAGGAGGAGAATCAGGGACAAGCGAGGCGATTATATTCGGCGCAAAGTCAACACGGAAACCATCGTTGATGTGCGAGTATTCGGACGACACTGTAGGGATAACAGCGGATGGGTTTGCTCCGGCAGCCGGCGCTTTTGTAAACAAATTTGAAAAAAATATGTTTACATGGCGCTGTGACGATGACACAGCCGACTCACAGGTCTGCTTCGCAGAGATAAAGCAAACCTCCGCCGTCTTCGAGTGGCGCGTAAAAAATGCGAGCGCTTCAAACACGATCAGCGTCTCCGGCGCGACGACCGCCTGCACAGTCCCTGCAAATACATTCCCGTCCGGGACAATCGAGTGGCGCGTAAAGGTGACGGCAAACAGCGGCACGACAACGACGTCCGCATGGCAGGAGATCACGACCACGGACGTCACCCCGACGGCCAAGCCTGTTTCCCCATCCGGCATCGTCATCGACGCCACCATCGTCAACCGCTTTAGCTGGCAGCACATCATTTCCACCGGCACGCCGCAGAGCAAGGCCGACCTGCAGTGGTCCGCCGACGGCACGACCTGGAACACGCTCGCGACCGTCGCGGGAGAAAACCAGTATTACGACGTTCCGGCGAACAAATTCACAAGCGGAACAAAATACTGGCGCGTGCGCACCTACAACACCGACGGCACGGCCTCGGCGTGGAGCGACAAGGCCGAGTTTATCGCCATCAACGCCCCATCGGCCCCGTCCATCGTCATCCAGTCCACCGGCCCGCGCCCGCGCATCACCTGGCAGACCTCCGAGCAGGAAGCCTATCAGCTGACGCTGTCCAGCGGCTATGCCTCCGGCACGGTCTACGGCACGGAAAAGGCATGGCGCTCGCCGGTCTACCTCGCCGACGGCAGCTATACCGTCCGCGTCCGCGTGCAGAACAAGTACGGCATGTGGTCCGAGTGGAGCGCAGCCGCGCTCCCCGTTTCACACACCGAGGGCGAGGCCATCACCCTGACCGCCACCGCCGGCCATGAGGCCGCGCTCACCTGGCAGACCGCCGGGAGCTACGATTTTTACCTCGTCGAGCGGGACGGCGTGGCCATCGCCCGCACCGTCCAAAAGCAGTACATCGACCACACCAGCATCGGCTCCGTCACCTACCGCGTCCGCGGCTGCTACGACGAAAGCGATAACTACGGCGTGTCCAATTCGGATACCGTCGAGATTCTGCCCGAGACCAACATGATCTGCGACCTCGGGACCGGAATCTGGCTCGAGATGCGCCTGTCCGAAACGCAGCTGCGCACCAACCGCACCAGCTTCTCGGCCGGTGTCTCGACCGTCCATCTGGCGGGCCTTGCCTACCCCGTCGAGGAGCGCAGCGAGCAGCGCGACCGCGCCCTGTCCGTCGCCTGCGCCTGGCCGCACGCGCAGCGGGCCGCCGCCCTCGCGCTTGAGGCCCTTGTAGGCCGCCTCGTCTGCCTCAAAGACCGATACGGAAACATGGTCATCGGCTCGCTCCCGTCGCTCGAGAGCAACTGCGACGAGTTCATGCGCCGCTATTCCTTTACCATCTCGCACACCAACCGGGAGGAGGCGATCACCCTTGACCCGTGACGTCCGCTTCCGCGTCGACGTGCTCAGAAACGGCGCACCCATCACCCACCTCCAATGGGACACCGGCAGCGCCCCACAGATCATCGCCAGCCGCGACGCGACGATCCACACCAGCATAAAGGGCACCTTCCTCGTCAACGACGCGGTCGACTACCTCTCCGACGAGCTCCAGCCTGTCATGACCATCGACGGGCAGGAGACGCCACTCGGCATCTACCAGGCCGCGACACCGAGCATCAAGGGCGCGGCCGGTCAGAAGCGCGTCGAGGTCGAGGCCTACGACCGCTGCTGGCGCGTCTACAGCAACCGCACCGAGACCATCCTGCACCTGTCCGCCGGTGCGTCCTATCTCACCGAGATCCGCAAGCTGCTCACCGCCTGCGGCGTCGCGCTCGTCATTGCGACGCCGTCGGACGCGACGCTGCAGACCGACCGCGAAGACTGGGATGTCGGCACGAGCTACCTGACCATCGTCAACGACCTGCTGGCCGAGATCAACTACAACAGCCTCTGGTTCGACGCCTCCGGCGTCGCCCGTCTCGAGCCATATCAGGAGCCGAGCGCGCAGAACATCGACTGGTCCTACGGCACGACGGACCTCTTCCTTCCGGACCGGCATCCGGGGCCGAACTTCTCAGATGAGGAAGACATATTCAACGCGCCGAACGTCTTCATCTGCGTCTGCTCCAACCCGGATTTGGAGCAGCCCATGGTCGCAACGGCCGTTAACGACAATCCGCAATCGCGCAAGTCCACCTTCCGGCGGAACATGCGCATCGCCTCACTCATCAAGGTAGACAACATCGCCTCGCAGGAGGAGCTGCAGGCCTACGCCGACCGCATGCGCAACGAGTCGCTCCTCTCTGCCCGGGCCATCACGTTTTATACCCTCAATGACCCCGGCCACGGCATCGGTGACGTCCTCGCGCTCACGCATGACGACATCGGCGGCATTTACCTCGAGACCGGCTGGCAGATGCAGCTGTCAGCCGGAAGCCTCATGACACACTCTGCAAAAAGGACGGTGATTGCGTAAATGGAAGGCGTCGACAGCCTGTACACCGAAGAACCCGAAGAGCAGCAGACCGAAGAACAGCAGCAGCCGTTCCAGCTGGCCGTCATTGCGACGGTCGAGGAAGACGGCCTGACCCTCACGCCTGACGGCGCGGAGGAGCCGACCGAGAAGCATTTTAAATGCAACACCGGCATCAACTTCGCCGCCGGACAGCGCGTGGCCGTCCTCGAACTGTCCGGCAGCAAGGTCGTCATGTTCCCGATCGGAAACCCCGGCGCGGATGCGCCGGCGAAGATCCCGCCCGGCGGTACGGCCGGGCAGGTGCTCCAAAAATCGTCCGACAACGACTACGCGCTCACCTGGGGCAGCATTACCGGCCTCCTGCCGACCGGAGGAACGAGCGGACAGATCCTCAAAAAGTCAGGCAACGCCGACTACGCCGTCGAATGGGGCGACATGAACGGTGCTCTGCCTTCCGGCGGAACGACGGGCCAGGTGCTGAAAAAATCCAGCGCCACCGACTACGCCGTCACCTGGGGCAGTCCCGACGGCATCCTGCCGACGGGCGGCACCGATGGTCAGGTCCTGCTCAAAAACGGCGCGAGCAACTACGCCGCCAAGTGGGGAAGCATCACCGGCGCGCTCCCGACCGGCGGAACATCCGGTCAGGTGCTGAAAAAATCCAGCAACACCAACTACGCTTGCACGTGGGGCGACGTCGCCGGAACGCTTCCGAGCGGCGGAACCGACGGCCAGGTGCTCCTGAAAAACGGATCGACGGCCTACGCCGCGAAGTGGGGCACGGTATCCGCCGCAGGACTCAAGAGCGGATACAATTCGCTGGAGCTGAAAACAAAAACCCTGACGCCGTCCTCGAACGGCTTTGAGATAGGGACATCGAGCTATCCCGTGACAGTCAGGGGAGACGAAATCGTGCTGTATTACAATTCATACCGCTACTGCACCCTTGCGTGCAACTCATCCGGGAAGCTGACCGTCAACGGCACAGCCATCAACTAAGGAGGGCATCATGAAATTATACGACATCGCGCTCGCGGCGAAGCCACTGCAGAAGCTCATCGAACAGGACCTGCCGCTCCGGCAGGCCTATCAGCTCGCCATGCTGGCGACCAGGCTCAACCCAACACTCGAATTCTACGGAAACCAACTCATGAGCGGGCGGCCGCAGGCGGAGCTGAACGAGCTGGACGCCGACACGCTCCCCGAGCTGCCGCACATCACGCTTCCACTCGACCTCGATATCCGGCTTTCCGCCGGGGATATCAAGTGCCTTGAGCCGTTTGTGACCTTCGAAGGAGCTGATAACGCATGATCACCATCCACTGCTCCCGCGCGTGCGCGCATCTGGCGTCGCCGCCGGAGCTTTTGACGGCGGGCATGGCCAAGGCCGTGACCGTTGAGTTCGTCTTCTCGCCCGAGTGGGACGGGCTGACGAAGACAGCCGTCTTCTCGAACGGCAAAACCACCGTCGACGTTCTGGCGGCGAACTGGGACGGGGATACCGTTCCCGTACCGCACGAAGTTCTCGCCGTCCCGGGCCGCCACGCCCGCGTGGGCGTCTATGGCGCGGACGAAAGCGGCGTCGTCCTGCCGACCGTCTGGGTGAGCCTCGGCAAGGTCCAGCCCGGCGCGGATCCGTCCGGCGACGCCTCGGCCGACCCGTCCCTGCCCGTCTGGGCGCAGCTGCAGAAGCAGATCGGCGATCTGGACGACCTCAAGACCTACAACAAGGGCAACCTCGTCGACGCCATCAACGAGGCCCGCAGCTCCGGCGGCGGCTCTGGTGGCGGGGGCATCCAGTCGGCACAGATCGACGCGATCCTCGTGATGACAAAATCCGAATATGACGCGCTGGACAAAAAGGACGCGCGGACACTGTATCTGTTGGAGGGATAACATGCTGGCAGTTGGACTCAAACGCATTCTGGAGCTGTTCATCGGCTCCATGGGCATCAAATCCGCCCACCTGGGCACGAAAACCATCTACGAAAGACCGGGCGGATTTTTGTACATTGAACTCACAAGCGAAGAAAGGGGATAAATCCAGATGGCAAGTTTTTTCAATCTGACACTTGATACGCTGGCACCTGCCGGCCTATCGCTGATCCTGAACGACGGTGCACAGTACGCGACTAGCGCGACCGTCACGGCGAAGATCTCTGTCTCCGACGAGACAACGACGGGCTACCAGATGAAGATCTGGGGCACGAAGACGGCGGAGACCGAGGCGGAAGCGTCGTGGGAGACATTCGCCACGACAAAATCCATCACGCTGCCCGACGGCGACGGCCTCAAGACGATCTATGTCAAGATGCGCGACGACGTCGGCAACGAAACGGCCGCAGTCAGCGACACGATCACGCTCAACACGTCGATTCCTGCCGTGAACATCACCGGCCCCGACAAGAGCAGGATCTCGAAGGTCACGGGCTACGATGCAGCGGCGTTCTCCTTCGTCTGCGACGTGGACTTTGAGGAATACACCATTCGCGTCGTCCCGGCGACGAGCAGCCTGCACACGGCGGGCACGCAAATCCCGACGACGGGCGGCTCCACCAACGTCAGCGGCACGGAGGGAGGCTACAAGAAGAACACCGCCATCAACGTCACTGTCAAGGGCGCGGACCTCGAGGCAGCGTCTTCCGGCGACGGCACGAAGATCGTCAAGGTCTTCGTCAAGAACGCCGCCGGGACCTGGAGTGCCGCCTGATGGCCGCGCCGCAGCTGACATTCTCCATCACGGGCAACAAGATCTCGGCGGTCTCGGGGTTCGACTCGATCACCGTTTCCTTCTCGTCGGACATCGCCTACACGGCCTTCGAGTGCCGCGCGACGAAGTCCGGCGAGGATTGGGGCCGCGGGAAGGGCGCTTTGATCGCGTCCTTCTCACAGACCCCGGCGGGCACGCAGCGCACCTTTGAGGTTTACGACGATTTTCTGCTTTCCGGTGATGGGGAATACCGCATTTCGTTGTTCGCGCAGGGCGCGGACGGCAGCTGGAACGACAACTACGGCTTTATCCCGCTGGGAGAGTCGCAGGCGCTGAAGACCGCGGACGGCGAGGATTTTCTGTGTATGAAGGAGTGATCGTATGGCTTACAACAGCCAGTTTACCGGCGCGCAGATCGACGAGGCTATCGCCGACGTGCGCAGCAACAAAGACGCGTGGAACGGAAAGCAAGATATGATTCTCGCCTCCGGCGCGGCCGTCGGGGACCTGATCAAGGTCAAGGCGGTGGACGCCAGCGGGAAGCCGACGGCCTGGGCGGTGGCCGTGGCGGGCACGGACTATATGAAGACCGGCAACATCACCAAGCAGACCCTGGTCTCCGCCGAGACCACGCCGACCGAGAACATGGCCATCAACTGGCAGTATGAGTGAGGAGGCCCCATGGCGCACAAGACATTGATCTCCGGCACGGCCTATTCCGTGACCGGCGGCCGGGAGCTGATCGGCGGCACAGGCTACGGCTGCAAAGCCGGGAAGACCCTCATCGGCGGGACGGCATTCACCGTACCGTTTTCGAAGGGCATTCCCCTGAGCACCATCACCCCCGGCGCGATCCTGTACCTGAACGAATCCGGCAGCCCCGTGCCGTTTTATATCGCCAAGCACGACTACGAGAGCGGGCTTAACGGGGCTGGGCGCACGCTGATTGTGCGCAAGGAATGCTACGAACGAATTGCGTTCTCCCAGTGGAGCAGCTCCAACCTATTCCCAACATCCACTGTATCCGCTTTCCTCGCGGATACATGGTTAGGGCTGTTGGACTCTGCCATTCAAGGCGCGGCAGGGCAAACAAAAATTTACTGCTACATCGATGAATATCAAACGAGGAGAGAATTAACGAAAAATGCGTTTATACTGTCCATAGGTGAGCTGAAGGGCGGCGGCGGAGATGGGACTCCATTGGACCAGACGGTGCGTAGCCTGCTTGCTGCCGCAAAACTAAATGGATCTAATATTCATCAATGGACCAGAACCCCAAAAGAATATTCAAGTACAGACGTGTACGTGTTGGATACCGCCGGGAATGTCACCGAACAGTACTGTGGAAACGGGAACGGCGTCCGCCCCGCCTTTACCCTCCCCGGCACCTTCCCCGTGATTCAAAACCCCGACGGCACCTACACCCTAGCAGCATAAAGGAGGTCTCACATGGGCACACACCACATTTTGAAAGACGGCACATCCTACGCCATCAAAGGCGGCACCGACCTGATTGCTGGTACAAGTTACCAAATCGGGGGGGGGTCGAACGCTGGTGAATGGGACAGCGTATGAGGTCAAGTTCAGCGACGGGCTGACGTGGATCATAAATGAGTCCCCAAAAATAATGGTTTTTGAGCAAGCCATTGATTTTACATCAAACGGGAAAAAATTTGACTACTTCATGATCACTGCAGGCTCTCGGCCAAGCATTGTTTACTCTTACGGGCCAGGCGATATTTGGTACGCATATTTCAACGGGAGCTGGACGCAAGAGGCATTCCGGACAGTGACTTTCGCTGAAATGCCAACAGGCGCACTATTAGCATGGCTGCAGGCCAATGCCGTGCAGCAATAGACAGGAGGAACTTATGGACACCTGGTACATCACAATCGGAGGGCAGGAGATCGAGACGCGACCGGCCGCTGGCCGCATGCGCGACGCCGACTGGGGCGGGCGCGAGAGCCGCGCCGTCACCATCGAAAAGAGCGCGGTTGCAGACCCGCTGGCGCTGTTCTGCGACGGCGCCGTCTGGGGCATGATCCACCGCTACACCACGGCCGTCCCTGTGCTGGACGCAGAGGGCAACGTCCAGATGAACGAGGACGGAACCGTCAAGTCGACGACCGAGACCGCCGAGGACCGCTACATGGACGACTACGCGGATTTCATCCTCGCCGGTCCCGTCACCGACAACCGCGACGGCACCATCACCGTCAAAATGGGCAAGCCCCTGCCCCTCGAGCGGGCAGAGGCAGAAAAAGCCGCCGCCCAGCACACCGCCGCGACCCTCATGGGCATGCCCGTCTATACCGCCATCGGCGAGAGCAGAGCGCAGACCCTGCGCGCCGCCATCGTGACGGCCGCGGCCAGCCTGCCCGACAAGGACGCGTCCGAGGCCCCGGAGCTGTTCCCGCAGCTGACGGGCGACGGCAGTCTCGTCAAGTCCGGCACGCGCATCTGCTGGCAGGGCGGCATCAAGCGCGCAGCCGTCGACATCTGGGACACGGCCGAAAATACCCCGGACGCAGCCCCGAACCTTTGGGAGGATATCCAGTACAAGCAGGGCTACCGCCTCATCCCCGAGACCATCACCGCGACCCTTGCCTTCGCCAAGGGAGAGCGCGGCTGGTGGCAGGACGAGCTCTACGAGTCCCTGCTCGCCGCCAACGTCTACACCCCGTCCGTCAACCCGGACGGGTGGAAGAAGATCACGGAAGAAGGTACATAGCCATGGACACCAAGACAATCATCGTTACCCTCGTCTGCGCCGTCCTCGGCTCGTCCGCGCTGACGACGGTCATTCAGGCCATCGTCGGCACAGCGCAGAAGAAGAAAACACAGGTAGACTCCCAGGGCGACCATCTCGCCGAGATCGACAAAAAGCTCGGGAAAATGCAGGAGCATCAGGACGAGCAGTATCTGGCGATCCTCCGGCTGACCATCATGTCGGAGGAAATGCCAATGGCCGAACGCCTGATAGCCGGGCAGAAATACGTCAAGCTGGGCGGCAACGGCGATGTAAAAAAGTTTTTGCACCAGCTCGAAAAGCAGTGTGAGCACAATGGAGTTTAGCAAGAAGTGGCTGATCTGCAGCGCGCTCGTCAGCCTCGCGCTCATCATCGCCTGCGCGGCAGGCGCAGACCTGACGGAGATCACGCTTGCGGTGCTGGCTGAAACAACAGCTTCCAGCGGATTCTATCTCTGGAAGGCCAAGAACGAGAACCGCGCGAAGTACGCGCAGAAGTACATGGATAAATGGGCTGAGAAATACGGCCCGGAAGCGGCGGCACGCATCGCGGAGATCGTGCTGAAAGATTGAAAGGAGCATACATATGGAAAACATCAAGAAGCGGCTCGGCAATCTGCTGAGCGTCAAATCCATCGTCACGCTGGTGCTGACGGCGGTATTTGCGTACATGGCAGTCGCCGGGAAGATCTCGCAGGACTTTATGATGGTATATACCGTCGTGATCGCGTTTTACTTTGGCACGCAGAGCCAGAAAGCGCAGGACGCCATCGATGCGGCAGGCAAACCGCAGGAGGACGCGCAGAAATGAGTATCAAGATCGGACAGGCCAGCCTCGGCGAGACAGGCGGCCACGGGCAGCAGCCCGGAAACCAGACGGGCCGGGAGCTGAATTTCTCCACGTGGTATCCAGCCGTGTGGCTGGGAGTGCTGCGGTTCAAGGACCCGGCAAAGGCGGAGCTGGCCGCGAAAGCCTGCGAGGCCGGCGTGAAGAACAAGAATATCGGCTACGATATGGACAATCGTAACACCGCGTATGCGGCGGCAAAGGCCGTTGGATGGGATCTGAGCAAGATCACAAAGCCGGTGGAGACGGACTGCTCGGCACTTATGATGCTGTGCGCCATCTCGGCAGGCGTGCACAAGCTGGAGGATCTTTTCCGGCGGCAGGGAAACAGCTGCACCACCTACTGCATGCGGCACGACTGGCCGCAGACGGGAGAGTTCGAACTGCTGACTGCGGCCAAGTATCTCAAGAAGGACGAGTATCTGCTGCGCGGCGACGTGCTGGTATCCAGCGGGCACACGGTCATGGTGCTGGAGGATGGGAAACACGGAGAGGAGGAACGTGAAGTGGTAGAAAAAAGCAAGATCATCGTGGACGGCAAGGAAGTCGCCGTTGAGCGTATCCTGAAAAACGGTACGAACTACGTCAAGGTGCGCGATATCGCCGCCGCGCTGGATCTCGAAGTGAGCAACAAGGGCAATATCGCCGTGTTGAAGCACAAGGAAAAGTAAGGCCTGCCCGGCGGCGGGCCGAAGGGAGTGACGAAAGCATAACTGCGCGGCTGGCTCTGCCGAAGGAGCTGGAACACCTCACGCGCAGCGACTGGGAGCGCGTCACTGACGAGGGACTTTTGGACGTGATCGATCGGCAGATCGTGAAGCTTTATATCGTGCGCAGGCTCCCGCAGATGGACGCCGCCGCCGAGATCGGCGTCGACCGCAAAACCATCTCCCGCCGCCTGCCGCACATCTACAATATCGCCCGCCGCCTGGCACAAAGCAGCCCGCCCTGAGCATTACGCTCCGGGCGGGCTCTTTTACATTCAAATCATATTTTTTCGGCCGAAGGTTGCTCTGCTGGCATGTTTTGCCGCATATACGCATCGATCCATTTGCGGATCAGTTCATTCGGGGTCGTACCGTTGGCTTTCGCCGTAGCCTTAAAGCTTTCCGCAATCTCCCGTTTTAGCTTGCAGGGGATCACGGACATATTTTCCGCATCCCACTTGTTGCGAGCGCGGCGCTGGGTGTCAGTCGGCATAGCATACCTCCCGCGCGCAGATGTTCGCCGCATTCAACGCGGCAGAAATCAGCGCTTCGGCGTCCACGCCCAGAACGCCGGAGATTGACCGCAGAACGCCCAAGACATCCTCCGGGGTGTCAATGGACGCATCGTCCATTGTGCCGTCGGAAAACTGCCAGCAGAAGCCGTCAGCGGTCACGGAAAAATACACGCGGCTGCCAAAATCGCCGCAGGACGTGTCGTCGACCTCAACGGTGACAAGCTGGCCGTTAAGGTCGACAACGATACCGCCGGAAAACTGCCAGTAACCTCCGCCATTGTTTGCAGTGTCCGGGTCATAGTGGGGATTTGTCTGCGCTCCCCAAGCGGAAACGATATTAAACATGTCTGCCATCCTCCGATTTTTTGTCGTGTTTGTTTTGCTTTGTGTCTATGGCTATATTATATACTGTAATACCGTATATGTCAAGAGGCTTTCAAAATATTTTATAAAAAATAAAAACAAAAGTCCCCACAAATGGGACAGAAATGTCCCGGAAATGTCCCCCATAAAAACCGGGGAAGCGGCAGAATGAGAGTAGGAGCTGGCCAGCTTACTACTTTTACCGGAGGATTTTTTATGGAATACGCAAGCAAGGGACTCGCGGGGACTGCGCTGGGCTTTGGCATCGGCGGCGCCGCGCTGGGTCTGGCAAACGGCGGACTCGGCAATCTGCTGGGCGGCCTCAACCAGAACAAGAGATCGGAAGCCGCTGACATCGCTGCGGCGGTCACGCCCGCCATGACGGTCGCCGCCATGCTCGCCGCACGGCAGCAGGAGCCGACATGCAGCGAGAACATGCCGGTCACGCGCTACGATCTGGAGCGCGAACAGAAGCTGGCCGCGAAGGACAGCGAGATCGCGCTGCTCAAGGCCAACACGTACAACGACGGCAAGATGCTGGAGGTGTACGGTTATATCGACGGGCAGCTCAAGGACGTCCGTGAGGCGCTGTGCAAGCAGGCCGTCCACAACCAGCGCACCGAGGACAGCTTCGCGCTGGTCAAGCAGGACGTCGAGTCTGTCCGCAAGGAAGCGCTTGACGCGGTCAAGATGGAGGCCGAGCGCCGCTGCTGCGGTGACAACTCCATCGTCACCTACGTCAACGCGACCTTTTATCCCAAGCAGGTCGCCGACGTCACCACGGGCACCGCGACCACGGCGCAGACGCTCTACGATCCGCTCCCGAAGTGCGGCTGCTGCAACAAGTAAGCATAGGGGGCGGCAATCGCCGCCCCAATCCTTAAAGGAGGGAAGCTGCGATGACAGTGACGATCGATCAGGCCATGCGCGGCGCGATGCGCTACGCAGACAATGAGGTCATCCCGCACCTGCCGGGCGGCAAGGGCATCGGCGCTGGGATCATGCTGGCCCTCATCATGGAGGGCAGCCGCGAAAAGGTCCTTGCGCTGCGCGAGAATCCCGCGGTCAAGATGATGCAGATCTTCGACGACGCCGGAAACATCGATCTCGACAAGCTCTACAACGCGGCCAGGCCGCGCTTTGAAAACAAGCTGACCGTATCCGTCCCGCTGCTGGGCGATATGCGGTTTGACCAGAACGACGTCGATAAACTCTACCGGTATATCCAGGAGGCATGACGGGATGAAAGAATATATCGAAAAGCTTTACACAAAGCTGCACGAGGCCATGGAGAAACCCGTGACGCTGGGCAGCGCGGAGGAAGTCGGCCTGTACGCGAAGACGATCTGCAGGCTCGAAAAGCTGCACGGGCACCACGACGAGCCGGAGGCGGCCACATTTGATCGAGAAACGGCGATGCAGTGGGCAGCCAACATGCAAAACGCCGACGGTACGACCGGCCCGCACTGGACGATGGAACAGACAACGGCCGTGGCCGAGAGCATGGGCATTCAGGCGCCAGCGGTCCCGCGCTGGGCGTGGGGCGTAACCATGAACATGATGTACTCGGACTACTACCCCGTCGCCGTAGAGTTCGGCCTCAACCGCCCGGAGTTCTACGCCGCGCTGGCAAAGGCGTTTCTGCTCGATAAAGACGGCCCGGGGCCGGAACAGAAGCTCATGGCGTATTATGAGCATATCGCAAAATAAAGAAATCCCTCCTGTCACCAGGAGGGATTTCCGCTTGCTATAGAATCTACATTTAAATGGGATTCATTCATGCGTACCGAATAAATGTATAACAATCAATCCGCGAGGGGGTAGAGGGTGACGTGCATGTCGCTGCCGGATTTGGTGTAGGATTTGGTCTGCTTATGGTAGAGGACCTTCTGCAGGACAGTTTTCAGGAGGGCGTTTTTCTCCTGCGGGGATGCGGCGAGCGGGTAGGTCTCGAGGACGCGGCGGACGGCGGGGGCCAGACGGGCGCGGGCCTGCTTGGCACGAGCCAGCTCGGTGATCGTGGTCTGGCTAGCCTCGATCCGGTCGACGATGACTTGCTTGTCGGCGGCGAGCGCCTGCGAGCGCTGCAGGAAGATCTCCGGCGTATAGACGCCGGTCTCGACCAGCTCATACGCGCGGGCCTCCTGCGACTCCAGCTTGGCAAGCTGCTTGCGGTCGGCAGCGATCGAGGACTCGAGCGCGGTGCGCATGGGCGTGTCATCTGGCGCAGCGGCCTCACCGAGCTCCAGCTCGCGCAGCCAGCCACGCAGAGCATCCAGCACGGCGTCCTCCACATCATCATACCACGCGCTGACGGTCGTGCAGCCGTAGGAGGGACAAAGGAGCGTATCGCGGCGGTTGCCGGACGACGGACGGCGCACCATCACGCGGCCGCACTGGTCGCAGCGGACGAGCCCGGCGAGGCTCGTCACGGTGCCCCATGCGCCCTTGCCGCGCGGGCTGGCGCTGGAATAGCTCAGCGCGACGGCCTTGTCGTACTGCTCCTGCGAGATCAGACCGTCGTGCAGCCCTTTATAAAGCTTCAGATTATCCTGCCGGGTACGGGGACGGCTGACGACGACAGCGCCGTCGACAATACGCTTCGTCTCCGGTCGGCCACCGGATTTGATCCAGCCCGCATTTGCCGGATTGCGCAGGATATCCAGCACAGAGTCCGCGCGCCAGAGGCTGCCGGAGTTGGTCGGGACGCCGAGGCTGTTCAGCCGCGTGGAGATCGCCTTCGCGCCGATGCGCGCGCAGCTTTCGCCGGTGTACCAGTTGTAGATCTGCTGCAGGACGGGTGCCTGCTCCGGGTGCGGGACGAGCTTGTAGCCCTTGTCATTCGGCAGCTTCTCGCGCAGCCAGCCGAAGGGCGTCTTGCCGGAGATCCACTTGCCCTCGCGCAGAGACGCCTCCTTGCCGCGGGACAGGCGGCGCTTGATGGTGTTGTACTCGCGCCGGGACATAAAGAGGCCGAACTCAAAGTATTCCTCGTCCATCTCGTTGTTTGGATCATAGACTTTGTTCGGTGTAACGATCTTTGTATTGGAATACTTAAACGTCTGCGCAATAATGCCCTGGTCGATGGTGTCGCCGCGCGCAAGGCGCTCGACCTCCATCACGAGCACGCCGGAATAGTTTCCGGTTTCAACAAGCTGCAGGACCTTCTGCACCTCCGGCCGGACGGCAATGGAGTCGCCGGTCACGACTTCCTCGCAGATCTCCACGACGTTCAGCCCGCGGCTTTCGGACAGCGACAAAAGCGCGGCCCGGTGCCGCTTGAGCGTGTCGGTCTGGCCGAGAGCTTCGGCCTCCATGTCCTTCCGGGACTTGCGCAGGTAAATGATGTACTGCGCGAGCGGGTCGGAGATTTTCCAGGTAGATGTAAATTTCATAGGCAGATTCTCACCACTGCGGAAGGCGGTTATACGGGAACAAAGGATGCAAGCGCGGAGGCGCGGACCCAGCCGATATTGGGATTACAAAGGTCGACAAGGAGCGACAGAAGCGCGACGAGAACGATGCACACCAGAACGCCGATCAAGATATCCTTGCGCCGAGCCTCGACGGACTTCTGGCGGATGATCTGTTCCTGCTTGGAAAGGATCGCGTTGGCATGCTTGAGCCGCAGCTCAAGCTCGGCGATGCGCGGCATTTTATCCGGCTGGTCCAGCAGCACGGCGCTGTCCGTGTCCATCGCGTCCGCGATCCGGTGCAGAGCGGACGAAGGGACGTCGCAGCCACGCTCATAGCGCGAGAGGCTGGCGACGGAAACGCCGGAGGCGTCGGACAGCTCGTTCAGCGTCATGCCGCGAGACAAACGCTCTGAACGGATGCGATTTTCACAGGTTTCCAAGGTTTCCACGATCCTTTCCAAAAATGAGAATCCAGAAAATGCGGATTTCTCAAAAAATCTCATAAATTCTCATAACTGGTAGTTGCTGAAAACGAAAAACAGGCATACGCTGGAAGCGCAAGGACGGCTCCCGGTCGCCTGCGCAAGCAAAAGCCCGCGCCGTTGTTCGGCCAGCGGCGCGGGCGACATCTCAAAAACCAAGCGCGTACATGAGGCCGGGGATGACGCGGACGAACAGAAAGCAGCCAGCACAAAGCGCAAGGGCAATGACGATGATAACTTTCCGGACTCTGCGGGGACCAGCGACGGCGGACTCGTATTCCTCAGGCGTCATGCCATCCGTGTACTCATCGTAGAGCGGGCGCCCGGCGTCGTCTGTGAACTTGTTATCATAGATCCGGCAAAAATCAACCAGCGTGCCAATGCCCCAAAAGCCGAGCGTAAAGAGCCAAAGAAGCCCCGTCCAGATCTTGCCGACATAAAACCGATGTGCACCGAAGCCGCCGAGGAAGATACAGAGCAGCAGCGCAGTCGAGCGCTTCTTCTGCGCGGGCTGGAGGGGATCCCGCGCGCGGGACTCGGCCTTCGCCTGGTCGCGGATGTAATTCACGGTCCCGCAGCCGCAGTACGGGCAGATCAGAGCCTCATCGTCGATCTCCTTGCCACATTTGTTACAGTACATAAAACCTCCTACGGATCACAATCCTTGCACGGCGTGTACAGCGCGGCGGCCTCTTCACGCGAGCCGGTGAAGCTGCCGCGGTTCTCGGGGTTCATCTGGTCGATGTGCGAGCAGCCGGGAAGATGAAAAACGCCGCTGGACTTGTTGTAGATATATGTGTGGATGCTGTCGCCGGTCGCGCCGGAGATGGCCGGGGGCTCAGCGGGCAGCGTGCCGGGGAGGAACGAAACAAAATCGCCGACGATCGGTTCCAGCGGCTCCACGTCGAGCGGGTCGCCGCCGATGCTGGCGTAATAATCGGCCTGCGCCTCGGCCTGTTCTGCGTCCGTGTATTCTGCGCTGCCGGTAAAGGCCGGATCTGCGGCGGGGAGCACAGCGGCGTCGGCCGCAGCGCGCAGCTCCGCGGGCGAAGCCCTGTAAGAGCGGGCGGCGGAGATCGTGTCCGACAGACGGAGCAGCCCGACCCAGCCGACAAAGGCCAGCACACAGCAGACCAGCACAAGCAGAACCCTGCGCCATGTCTGTTTCATGGCAAAACCTCCAGTTTGATATGTAAATTTTTATAGACTCTCATAATTGTAATTAACGAACGTATGTTCTAATATAATCATGCGAGTCAGGAAAAGGAATCTACAAATATTGTAAGCCACCGCCGAAGAAAGCACAACCGGGAAAGTGAACAAAAAATGAACGGTCTTTTTGTGGAAGAATGGGGGAATGGATAGAATGACGCGAAGTTTTTACCTGCAGGACATCCGCCGCATGCTGCGGCTTGCGACGACGGAACAACTCGATCTGGTCTGGCGCTTCCTGCGCGGGCTGGTCGCATAGAGTAAAAAATGGACCGGGGACGGTTATTCGTCCTCGGTCCATTTTTTTGCGATCGCCTCGAGTAGCTGCCATTCTTCGATGTCAAGCTTGCTGACGATGGAGATAAACCGTTTGCGCGGCGCGTCGTCCGGATCACGCATGACGGTAGCCATAAACTCCGCGATCTCCTGATTCCTCGTCAGTTTTTGCTTCATCTCGCCCTCGCCAGTGCGGAGCCAAGTCTCGCTCACGCCGTATTCACGGCAGATGGCAAGGATCATGGAGTTGTTGGGAGTGCGGACACCGCTTTCATAGCTGGTGATGGTATTGGCTTGTACGCCGAGTCTCTCGCCAAAGTCTTTCTGGGTAAGCCCTAGGGATTTCCGGAGCTCTTTAATACGGTCTTGCATATCGTGTTCCCTCCTTGCGACTATATAATATCGCAAAAATATCGCGTTGTCAATATTTCTTTGAGAAAAGGGCTTGACAAATATCACGTCGTGATATAATATAATCACGTCGAGATAAATTAGCAATACAACGCGAGGTGAGAACAATGTCTGAAAAGGAAAAAACGCGCGCCGAGAGCCTGGGTAAGGTCACCGACAGACTGACCGACGAACAGCTCCAGCGCCTGAGCGATATCGCCTACGGCATGATGCTGGCGCAGGAGAGCAAGAAGGAGCAGGACAAACAGACTGCGTAAGGCTGTAAAACCTGGAAAAACTAACGCCGGAAGGAGGCTGAACCATGAGAAAGCCGTATGACCCGATCGCGGACGAAGAGCCGCACATCGTGGCCGAGTATCATTTTCCAAACTGCACGGCGTATATCGCCGACAACTACCTGCGCCGGCTGACGCCGGAGCAGAAGGAGGCCAACCGGCAGGCTGCCCGCCGCGTGGCGTGGCAGATCCTCGAGCGGGCCGCAGCCGAAGGGCGTCTGCCCGCGGCCAGCAATTAAACGCGCCGCAAGGCGCGTACATAGGAGGGAGCCCCGTGGATGATTTTTTGAAGTTTTTTGCAAAGAAGGTGCTGACCTACCCCATGCACCTTGAAGTCAGCTATAGCAAGGTGACGGACTGGGGCGTCCGGGTGTGGCGGAGGGGAACCGCCTACGACGGGGACGACGAAGAACTCGTCAACGTCCAGGACTGCGACGCGGAACTGTGTTTTGCAATCGCGCAGATGCAGTTGAAAAACTGGCTGCTGGAACACGAAGGGGGATACTGAGCCATGGCGAACGTCAAGAGCTACACCCTGACGCTGGATGCGCAGGAGCTGCATGATCTGATCGAAGCGGCGATGGTGTGTGAGTGCCAGGCGGCGCAGATCATAAACGGGCTGAAGCGCAAGGGGCTTGACCTGGACGCGCAGAAGCTCGAGACGCAAAACGCCCGTCTGGCGCGGCTCGTCAGGCGGATGCAGGAAGCGAAGAAGGAGACAACATGACAAATTTCGGGAAGACCGTGCGCAAGCGGCTGATCGATCTGGACAAGACGCAGGACTGGCTGGCAGCGCAGGTCAGGGGGATGGGGATCCCCTGCAATAAGACATATCTCAGCAAGATACTGAATGGAGCCCGGAAGGGCAAGCAGGTCAAGGCTGCGATCGAGAAGATTCTGGATCTGGAAGGGGGTGCGCTGGGTGGATGAGCTCAAGAAAAAAACGATCGCCGCACTGGAACAGCAGTTGCAGCTGCTGGCCCAGAACGGCGGATCGCCTGCCGGAAAGGCAGAAACGTGCAACGCAATCACGGTCCTGACTGCGCTGCTGCATGAGCTGCGGCAGTTTTAGGAATCAGAGCCGCAATGAGCGTCGAGCCCGCGATAGATGCGGTTGAAAAGCACAGCAATCTGGTCGCCGAGAGATTCATTGCTCGAATCAGTAATGATCAGATTGCCCTTTTCGATCGCGGCAAGCGCGAGCTGAAGCGCAATTTCAGACCTCGTCATATGTTCACCTCCCCTCATATTGACACGATCATTATAAGAGGGGAATAGAGACGTGTCAACAAATTGGACGGAAGAAGATAAGGAGAAGCACTATGAGAACCAATCTTGCGGAGCGGCTCGGGTATGAGCCGGAGGAAGAGACCAGGGAGCGGCAGGAGCGGCTGCTGGAGGAGCTGCGGTACCGGGAGGCCATGCGGCGGGTGGCGAAGACCTGCTGCGTGTGGCTGGGCGGCGCGGCCTTTGTGCTGGCGGTGATCGCCGGGTATGCGGAGATGACCGACGCCTGCGTCGCGACCGGCGCGATCGCGCTGGGCCTGACGACCTACGGGATCCTGTGAAGCCGGTGAAGGACGAGCCAAAGATCCCGGTAGAGCTCCGGCCGGATCAGCTGGCCGACATCATCGACGCCGTCCTGGCCTTTGCCGATGACTGCGCCAATGACCGGGAGATCCTGCAGAGCATGCCGCGCGTCGACCGGGACACGGTCGAAGACCTGCTGCAGCGCGAGACGGCGCTGCAAACGCTCGCGGCATGGCTGCAGCACGTACAGGAGGAAGCGGAGTGAATTATTTTGCGCCGCGCATGCGGCCCATCCCGCCGCCCTGCGGCCGGAACTGCCCGGACCGAAGCGGCACATGCCGCGCCGGGTGCTGCACCTGGACGCTCTACGAGAGCATCCGGAACCACATCTACGACGTCAACCACCGAGACAGGGACAGCCTGCAGCCCGATCTTGCAGCGGGAAAGCAGATGGTCCATGCCGACAACCAGATAAGGAGGCGCAAACACATTGCGAAATAGCATCGATTACCCCGGCGAGCGGGCGCCGCGGCGCCCCGCCGTGATCGCACAGGCTGGATACACCGGCCAGAACCACTTTTCCGTTACATATGGAGACCAGAAAGTGACCGTCCGCGCCGAGGATGGCTATGCGGCCCTTTTCACCGCAGCCAAACACTGGGGCTATAAATTCACCCGCCCGGAGTACCATCAGACCGCCCGCGCAACCAAGCTCCACTACACGCCGGACACCCGGCCGGGGGCGCTGGTATGAGGTTCGTGTGTGATGCCTGCCAGGATATCACGAACATCGAGGCCGACCGAATGGAGATCCAGGGCGACAAGCTGATGGTGTACAGCCGCGGGCGGCTGGTCTACGTTGCGGATCTGGGGCAGATCATGCTGGCGAAACTTACGCCGGGGAGGGATGAGGCAAGATGATCGCCCGCGTATTCCCGCGTAAAACAGCCATGTCGCCGACGGATGCGCTGGCGTTCTTCGGTCCGCCGACAATCGAAAATATCGCCGACTGCATCAAGGCGGGCGTGACAGAGGTACATATCTCCGTAACGTTTACGTGGGATCTCGAAAAGGCCGAAGATCTGTACTACGCATGGCAGATCCTCGGCGTTCCGGTGGAGGTCGGCGGCCCGGCGTTTGATGATCGCATGGGAGATTTTACGCCCGGGCTGTATCTGCGGGACGGAATGATCTTCACCTCGCGCGGTTGCACAAAGGATTGCTGGTTCTGCTCCGTGCCGCGCTGCGCACACGGAGAAATCAAAGAGCTGCCGATCATGGACGGCTGGAACATCCTCGACGACAACATCCTCGCCACGTCGGAGCAGCATTTTCGGGCAGTCTGTGACATGCTCAAGCGGCAGAAGCACCCGGCAGTATTCTCAGGCGGACTGGAACCGGCGATGCTCCAGCAGTGGCAAGCGGATCTTCTGTATGAAGCAAAACCGGCGCGCCTATACACGGCATATGACACTCGTGATGATCTGGAACCTCTGATCGAGATGGGAAATAAGCTGCGGACGGCAGGATTTCGCCCAGCGAGCCACACCATGCGCTGCTATGTGCTGTGCGGCTACGACGGAGATAGCTTTGAGGATGCTGAGAAGCGCCTGACGCAGACAATGCAGGCGGGATTTGTGCCGTATGCCATGCTGTTTCGCGGAGAGGACGGAAAGTACGATTCTGAATGGCGGAGATTCCAACGCGAATGGTGCCGCCCGATTATCACTGGGAAAAAGTTCAACGAATTTTGGAAGGAGACGACATGACAGGACAGGAAATCGTGCAGGCGCTGCGGTGCTGCGCAGAGGGCGAGTGCAAAGATTGCGCCATGCATGAGGATAAGCAGCGATGCCAAGAGAATTTATTGGACAAAGCCGCTGAAGCCATCGAGCGCCTGACCGCCGAGAACGCGGCGCTGCGGGAGAAACAGAGGTGGATTCCGGTAACGGAGCGGCCGCCAGAGGAACACAATGGAAAAGAAAATTCTTGATGTTACGTGCGGTTCCCGCACGATCTGGTTCAACAAAACACATCCGGCCGCAGTGTATTGCGATAGCAGGCGCGAATCATACACTGGAATCTGGAAAAGCACGAAGAATGATTCTGAACGGCAATGTGTGATAGCCCCTGATATACAATGTGATTTCACGGATCTTCCGTTCGCAGATGATACATTCACGCTTGTGATCTTCGATCCTCCACATTTGGAGCGTGCAGGTGAAAACTCGTGGATGCGGAAGAAATACGGTGTGCTAAGCGACAACTGGCCGCAGATGCTGCATGATGGTTTTCGTGAGTGTATGCGTGTTTTGAAACCGGATGGGGTTTTGATCTTCAAGTGGTCGGAGGTGCAGATTGAGGCTAAAAAAGTGTGGGAAGCAATCGGAGAGAAGCCACTGTTCGGGCACAGAAGCGGAAAAAATGCAAAAACATTTTGGGGGTGTTTTATGAAATTAGGCTTGCCGGACGCGCCGACGGAAGGAGAAAAGGCATGAGTAAAGCTGTTTTAATCAGCATTCGCCCGGAGTGGTGTGAGAAGATCATCAAAGGGCAGAAGACGATCGAGGTGCGCAAGACGCGCCCGAAGATGGATACGCCGTTTAAGTGCTATATCTACTGCACAAAACCGGAGGAAAAGCTAATCACCATTATGAAAGACGGCGATGAGAATTATGGAGAGACGTATCACGGCAAGCCGGTTTTCATAAAGACGGAAAAAGCGCCGACCACTGGCTTACTGGATAAGCGGCAAAAGGTCATCGGCGAGTTTGTATGCGACGACATTTTTGAAAGGATCGTCAGAGTAGGAGCAATCTGTGAACCGCCGAAATATTGCATCTGCGATTGGAACATGGACTGCACACCACTTGATACGCTTCTTGCGGATGCCTGCCTGACAAAAGACGAGCTGGAGAAGTATCTGGACGGCGGCGTCGGCTACGGCTGGCATATCTCCAACCTAAAAATCTACGATACGCCGAAGGAACTGATAGAATTTCACACTTGGAAAAAATGCAAATCATGCAACAAAAGTGGGTACGAAAGCACAGCCTGTATCTATGATGAAAATTGCATAATTCCAGCGGCGATTACTAAAGCACCACAAAGCTGGTGCTATGTGGAGGAAGAGACATGGAACGACTGACAAGTCCTAATATCAACGTAGACCTGGATACCGACCGATTTCTGCACGCCACGATCGGCGGCAAGGAAATCGACTGGAAGCAGAGCCGGGACAGCACGCTCAACGTGCTGATCAACGGCCCAACGAGCAACGGCTTTGGCAAGGATATTTTCCGCAAGATGGCCCGCGATCTGTACGGACGGCTGAAAGCCTACGAGGACATTGCCGAGCTGTGCGGCGGGTTTGACCGCCTCCGCGAGCTTGCCGAGGCCGACAAGGACGGGCGCGTGGTGGTGCTGCCGTGCAGGCAGGGAGATGAACTGTGGACGTACTGCAATCACCCGGTTAAGCGGGTATATAGTTTTACCGTATCGGACGTGAGCACGCTGAACGGGCGGACTGTGCTGAATACGCTAGGTCTCGGGACGATCAGACCAGAGGACATCGGCAAAACCGTATTTTTGAGCCGCGAAGAAGCCGAGAAGGAATTGCAGGAAATGGAGGGCAAGAAGGATGGCTGATTATATCCGGCGCGAGGATGCGCTATTTGCGCTGCGGAAAGCAGAACGCGGTGGAAGCATGACGGCACTAACACGGTTGGAACGCGCATATGCCGAAATTCGGGAAATGCCCGCCGCCGACGTTGCGGAGGTGGTGCGGTGCAAGGACTGCAGGTACAGTAAGTATGCAGCGTGGTGCGAGGGATATGCGTGCTGCAGAACAGTTGGCGAGTATCATCACGCAGATTTTGGATGCACCGCCGGAGAACTGCAAACAAACGGAGTTACAGAATGAGCGGCCTTCGGTTTGAATCCATGGCGGACATGCCGCCGAGGATGCGGGAGCTGTATGCCAGGCAGCAGATCGACCTCTCAGGCGCTGCGGTGCCAGCTCCCATTCACAAGGGGAGCCATGGGAAGACGAAGTACGGCAGCCGGAAGGATACGCGCGGAGAGCTGCGCTTCGACAGTCAGAAGGAAGCCCGGCGGTATGACGAACTGATGGTGATGCTCCGGGCTGGAATCATCTCCGACCTGCGGCTGCAGCCGCAGTTCACCTTGCAGGAGAGTTACATCACCGAGACTGGCGAGCGCATCCGCGCAGTGCGGTACACGGCGGACTTCTCGTACAAATTTGGCGGCAAGCTCGTCGTCGAAGATGTGAAGTCCAAGCCGACGCGGACCAAGGAGTATCTGCGCAACCGCAAATTCATGCGGTCCAAATTCGGGATCGAGATCCAGGACGTTTAGCATGCCAGAAAAAAACGAGAGCAGCCCGCGCGAGGCATGCGGGCTGCCGAAGCAGGGCAATGCCTGCCCGTATGCAAAGCTCGCGCCGGTTCTTTGCGCGCGGTGCGGCTGGAACCCGGTTGAGCACGCGCGGCGGCAGGCGCTGCCGCTGACCGAGAACGCCGACGGGCTGCGGCACAAGGATATCAGCCAGCCCGAGGATTGATGTCAGCAATCAGCCGGGGACCATATTTTTTCGGACTTTGGCCGCGGCCGCTCCGCCATGAGACGGCTGCGGAAGGATCACCCCGGCTCTGCACCCGGCCCGCGAAACCTCAAGCCCGCGGGCCGGGGATAAAAAGCGCGTGTGGAACGTGCGCGCGGATGGAAACCGTCAACGTTACCCCACGCCGGGTGTCGGGATCGCCCGGCGGCATCGTGTTACCTCCTTATGTGAAGCTGTCTGAGCAGACAAGGGCAGCTCGTCTGCGGCGACAGGGGGACGCGCAGACGCAGGCGGTGCAAGTCCGCCCTGCATAGGGGCCGGGAGACCGGCCCCTGACGAAAGGAGAATGGAAATGTCACACGTGGTCGATCTGACGGGCATGGATTTTGAACGCTTGCATGTGATCGAGCGGGATATGAGTCAGCCACATCGCAAGGGAGCGCGCTGGGTCTGCCGGTGCAGCTGCGGGAATATCTGCACCGTGGCCAGTACGGCCCTGCGGTCAGGCGGAACCAGAAGCTGCGGCTGCCTGCACCAGGAGTATCTGGAGAAGCGCAGAAAGCAGAAAAAGAAGGGCCAAGGGCCGCAGCGGGCAGGATCCGGGATCTGTTACAACCCAATCTGCCCGACGCGCAACAACTACCGCGGCGCCTGGAGCTGCACCGAGTGCCGCTTCTGCCCGGAACGCAAATTTGCCCGCCAGTCGAGGCGGGAGATCATCACAATTTGAAGGGAGTATCAAAATGGCAGAAATCATGGGCGCGTTTGCGCACGACCTGGACAATTTTGTCGCATACTACGAAAAACAGCAATGGGACACCAGCTTCCGCGGCGAGCAATACCCGCCGCGCATCGTCATGGAGCAGTCCACGCCGCCGCTCTTCGAAGTGGGGACGGACGGTGCAAAGAAGCTGGTGCCTAATCCGACAATTCAGATTATTGGTCGACCGGAGACTGAGGTTGTTACGACCGGCAAACTGCAGATCAGCAAAAAGGATTTCACAAATCTGACCAACCGCGCCGCCGCTCTGCTGGAGCTGTTCCTGCACGGGTTTATGCAGGAGCGCAAGGAACTGGAGGCGGAACAGGGATGATTTTGCTGGAATGCACAGTCGGACTGCGCGACGGCGATCGGAAAAAGCTTCAGGAGCAGCTTACGGCGGAGATCGGGCAGCCAGTCGTTCTTCTGCCGAACAGCGTATCGCGAGCGAAAGAGCGGAATATCCTATTTCTTTGCGACAGAAAGGCTTGCGAGAAATGCAGCTATCCACAGTGCAGGCATACGCCGGAGCTGGAACACGCCAGAAATTTTGCACCAGCAGGATTTACAAAGCGCACGGACGGCGTGTGGGTAGAGCAGGAGGGCGCAACGATGGAAGTGAAGATCGATCAGGACAAAATAGAAAAGAGGCTGATTGAAGCAATGAGGGAGGCGATGGGGCTTGAAGAAGAAAAACGCAGTCCGTATGGTCTGGCGCTGGGATGATATCTTCCGTGTCTACCGCTGCCCATACTGCGGAAGACCGGAGAAACCGTGCTTCGAACTCTGGAAAAAAGGCGGTTTGAAAAAGAGCATGCCGAGCCGCTGCACATACTGCAAAGGAGAATTGGAAGGGGTGGAAGGAGAAGAAAATGATCATTGAGATTTTGGAGCTTGCTGCTGCACTGGAGTGGATCACGCTGGGCGTGCTGGTGTTTTTTAAGCTGCGAAGCCTGAAAAGCAGGATAGACGCGTTGCTTGACGAAATGTGGCCGAAGTCTCCGGCTACACTGCGAGACGAGACACCAATCGGACCGGGTCCAGATCCGGCCGGAAAAAAAGGCCCGTGGCCAATCTGCCCGGAATGTTGGGCTGTGGGCTGCTGCCGCTGGGACGAAAAGACAGATACGTGTACGTGTACGGCGTGCGGGTACACAGAAGAAGGGACTGCCAGTTGAACGCATGGCCGGAATTTCCGGCCACGCTTTGAGCGGGCAGAGATGGGAGGAGCTGAGACTATGGTGAAGAGACACAAGCGCCGGCTGTTTACAGGGGCGGTATGTACGCAGATCGTTTATACCGTGTCCGATGGCGCGGATAAAAAGACCAGCAAGCCGCGAAAGCCGCGCTTCCAGACGCAGGCGGAGCGCGATGAATTCAACAGCAAGCAATCGCTGGATCGGCTCGTTGCGTTGATGAACGCCAATTTCTCGCCCACAAGCCTGTATTCCACCCTGACATTGGATGCAGAAAACGAGGTACATACCGCAGAGGAAATGCGCAGAGTGCGCGACAACCTTGTGCGCCGCATGCAGTATCACTATCCGGAGGCCAAAATCGTTGCTTTCTACGGAAGAGGAAAAACAACCAATCGCTTCCATTTGCACCTGGTAACAGAGAGGATCCCGGAAGAGGCCATCGGCGGGCTTTGGGGGCTCGGCAGCGTGATCGAGGTTCGGCACCTGCGAAAGCACAACTATTATATAGACGAGCAGGGAAACAAGGTCGACCACGGCCAGGACTACACAGCACTGGCCAGTTACCTGCATGCGCACTGGAGAAAAGAATTCGGCGGCCACCGGTACAAGGCGACGCGAAATTGTATCCGCCCAGAGCCGGAACCTGCGACCGAGGCCGTGCGCGAGTACAGCCCCAAGCATCCGCCCGTCGCCCCGCGAGGTTACATCCTCGTAGAGGCCCGGACGACAAAGTACGGGTATCAATATTATAAGTATGTAGTCGACCCAAGATCAGAGAACAAGCGGAACGGGAGCCGCTTAAATTAAACCTTGTATATGCGTAAGGTTTTAGAACGAAGCAGGAAGGAAGTGGGAAAGTGTCAAAGCCGAGATATTGGTGGTACGGGAATGTCTGCCGCACCATCGGCGAATACCCGAAACTGAGCCGACAGGTTCGGGATATGAGCCGGCAGAAGATCACGCCGGGCTATTCCTCGCAGCCGGGCGGGCAGTCCTCCGGCCGCGCCGTCGAGGACATTGCGGTGCGCGTTCTGTCCTCACGGGAGTACGAGGACTACACAGCGATCCAGTCCGCCATCAACACCGTGCAGACCTGGCGGGACGGCGGCGATGTGCTGGAGATCGTGCGCCTGCATACATGGATCTGGCCGCGCGAGAGTCTGGAGTCCGCCGCCAGACAGGTACACGTGAGCACATCCACGGCCAAGCGGATGTACAGCCGCTTTGTCTACGAGGCAGCGCGGGCAATGGGCTACCGCAAAAGTTGAGCTAACAGAGCCTAAAATCTGTGCTACAGTGATAGCGTGAAGAATTGGAGGGAACAGGATGCAGCCATGGGCCGCGAGCTTTTACGCGTCCGGGCGCTGGAAGAAATGCCGCGCCGGGTATATCAAGTTCCGCCGGACAATCGATGGCGGGCTGTGCGAAGAGTGCCGGGACAAGCCGGGCTACATCGTCCATCACAAGCGGGCGCTCACGCCGGACAACATCACCGACCCGGACGTCAGCCTGTCCTACTCCAACCTCGAGTACGTCTGTAAAGACTGTCACGATCAGTTCGACGGTCACGGCGTCGCAAGATCTCTGACGCAAAAAATTTTCTTCGACGCCGCCGGAGACCCGATCCCCCCCGTCGCGCGAGGCCGGGGCGCCGGCTAGATCAC